ATGTTCGGCTATCCTTTCTCCAAGCCTGTCCATAAAATCTTCTGCATCTACCTGCTCCGAAATATCGTTATAGTTTGTCATATCTATTTTCACCTCTGCGGTTGTAAATTTGTTTACATACTCTTTTTCAGCAATATCCCTCAGATACTTCATGTCTTCATCCATATCATCCATCTTGTCTGCCATTTTTTTAGTATTGTCTGCAGTTTTTTTGTTATTCGGATCTTTTCCGCCTCCACCATCTTTTTTATCTTTTCCAGTTCCGTCATTTCCGACCGGTTTATCTTTTCCCGTTAACTTATCTTTGTAATTGTTGAATGTATCGGTTATGCCTTGAATTCCTTTCCTTGTGTCACTTTTACCATCATCAAATGCTTTTCCTAAATCTTTGAATTTTCCATTTGCAAGTTTTGAAGCTCCGTCTATTGTTATATCCATTGCCCCAGACGGGTCGATAAATCCCGCATATCCAAATTTTGGTGCTTGTTTCTGTTTAAAATCCGTACTATCAAATTCTTTCATGGATTTTTTCTCAAGAAGCCCAATGTCCTTCCATGTAGCCCTTTCACCTTTGTTAATGCTGAAGTTCACTGAACCTGCATTACCAAAATGCGTTCCTGCAACTGAATCTATTACTTTACCTATTTCAGCTAGTCCCTTAAGAAAGCCGTTAATGAAGTCCTGTGCAAACTTGGCAACCGCATCTATGGCACTAAAAAACGCATCCTGAAATCCGTTTGCCGTGTCTACCGCACCTTTTCCTAGTTTATTAAAACCTTTTATAAATCCATTTGCTATATCAATAAAAAAATTATAAATTGATGCTAGTATATTGCTTACTGTAACCTTTAACCATACCCATGCCATGATTGCGGCATTTGCCAGCCAGTACCACGCCTGAATAAGCGCATTCACAAGCCACACCCCGGTGTTCCATATACCTATAAAAACATTTGCTACCACCGCTCCGAGCATAATAAACACCAGTATTACAGCCGTTACTGCAATGATAAGGATACTCATGATTGTGACCCCTATATTGTAAATGACCGCTCCTAACCAGTAGAACATGCCGCCTATCGCTTCCAGTACACTCTGAGTACCTGTAGCCCACTGGACTATTACCACCGTCAAAGCAAGAACTGCAACGATAAGCCCTATTATAATTGCCGCAATCCATGTTCCAGGAAAGAGCCATGCTGTTGCATTCGCCTTTGCCTGAGCTGCCGCATATCCTGAAACTGCAAATGTAAGTGCCACGTTTGCAATTGATAAAATTGTAGTTGCCACATTTAACGCAATTTTAGCCGCAACATTTAACCAGTCTAATGCAGTCGAAATTCCCTGCCATGTCACATATGTAATAAGTGCGGCCGTTACACCCCATATGATTGGACTTATTGCTGTCCAGTTATCGGCTATGAATTTTCCTGCGGCCGCTATTCCGTTAAAGACTCCTTCGGCTACAGTCTTAAGTCCAAAAAATGCTATTTTTGCACTATTCACAAAAGACTGAAATGCCTTTGAATTTGCCACCTGATTCACTTTCTGCAGCACTCCATCCAGTTGCCTTATCGCAAAATTTTTAGCCTGTACCCATACATCCTGCCATGTGAGAGGCAGAGTCTTGAATTTCTCATTTATCTCATCACCTGCATTGAATAACGCATTCTTGATAATATCCGCTGTTATCTGACCCTTTGCACCTAACTCTTTCAGTTGCCCAAGGGAAACATTCATATATTTCGCTATTGCCTGTGCTACCATAGGAGCATTTTCCATGACTGAACGGAATTCGTCTCCCTGAAGTTTTCCTGCAGCCATAGCCTGTGTCAGCTGGTACATTGCACTCGTTGCCTCCTGTGCACCGGTTCCTGAAACTTTAAATGCCTTGTTCATGAGATTCGTAAACCTGACAATTTCATTTGTATTGTTAAATGAATCCTTGGCAAGAAGTCCAAGCTTTGCCACCTGATTCATTGAATCCGTATATGCGATCCGTGCGTCATTTGCTGACTGGTATATCTCTTTCTTCAATTGCTCAGGTGCATCTGACACAAGATTTAATCTCGCCGTTATCTGAGCATTCTGATCTGACAGTTCTATTGTCTTCTTCGTCGCCATGACAACCGCCGCAAGTCCGAATGCTGTCTTAAGTTTACCAACAATCTCCCCAACTATGCCCTTAGTTTTACTTAAATTATTGTTCAGTTGCTGGGATGTCCTGACCATGTTCTGCATTTCATTTTCAGCAATTGTAAGCTGTTGCCTTGCATTGATTAGGTTTGCTGTATTTATGTTAACATTCTTACCACCAAGAGTTGAGATGGCGTTTATTGTTGATTCTATAGCTCTGTTAATTGCTGTAAATGTCTGAGTCATTCTGTCGTTCAATACTATACTGTTCTGAATTGTCGCCATAACCTCACCTCCTAGCGTCTTCTATGGCGTGCCTTTCTTTTAGCCTGTTTTTCTTCTTCCTTTTCCTTCTTGACCTTCAAATCTATGCAGGCCATTATGAATCCCTTTTCATATATATCCATTTCGGCAAACTCCTTTGGCCTTATCTTAAGCTTATGTAAGCAGTAATATGCATAGTTATATTCTGCTATGTTTGCCTCAATCAGTTTTTTGCTTCTTCCTTGATGTCATCAAGTGACAGATCCCATCCGTTCAGTTTCTGTACCGCCTGAAGCAGAACATTGTACTCTCCTGGTAAAAGCATGACATTTAAAAGCTCCTTAGCATCCATTACATTCCATGAATCTTGTAATTCCTTGTCATTCAGGTCTGGATACACTACTGCCCTTACGGCCATATCCGCAAGATATCCCTGATTGTCCAGTTCAGGAACATATACACCTTTGGCTCTTTTTACCTGTCTTGTGTTCTGTTTTCTCAGTTCGTCGTCCAGCTCATTTGAAATAGGTTTTATTTCAAATTTTATAGGGCTCCCGTTTTCATCTTTGAATCTTTGTGTAACTTCCACTTCCTCATTCTGCGGTAGTACTGCATTCTGTCTTAAGAAAAATTTTAAATCCTTCATCTATGTTATCCTCCTGTTATTTTATAATTAAAAAAGGGAGCATTTAAATTCCCTGCTATAATTTCATTCCGTCAAGATCCGTAAATTTGTCTACAATCTTCCAGTCTTCAAATGTAAAATCGAACTCATCTTCCAGGTAATCCGCATCTGCATCAAACAGTGCAATTATTCCCCCGTCAAGGTTACAATCTATAAGCATTATAGTTTGTTTTCCGACTGATGCCGTAGGATCTTCATTTACAAGTTGCATGTCAAAGTACACGTCTTTTCCTGTTCTGGTGTATTCCTGTAACAGTTCCCTGAATATGGAAGTGTTCATATGGAATGTCGCACTTCCTGTTCCTTTCCATCCTGCTGCCTTGTTACCTTTTCCAGTTTTTCCTAAAATTGGCACTTCGACCTTAGTTTTTTCCATTTCTGCCTTAACGTTGATTGCCTGCATGAAGCTGTATCTCTTGTTCCCGATTGTCACAAAACATTTGGCAAGACTTCCTGATATAGCGTCCTTACCTTTCATAATAGCTGTATCCGCCATCTATTCCCACTCTCCTTTCTAGCTTACGATTACATTCATGTAAAGTTTTTCCATTGCAACGACTGGCCGTACGTTTGTCGTAACCAGTACACTTTCCCTTGTTTCACCCTCAACGACTGTTATATCTGTCTCCTCATTAAAATCCCTTATTGCTCTTAAGTCTTCAAGGGTTTCATGATGTTTTCCTATGTCTTTTTTCAAATCATTCCTGTCATATGAAGTATTGTTAGACGACCCGAGATACGTTCCATTGAATATTGTTGCTACATCTACAGCTATCTGGTCTAATACTCTTATGACCTGGCTAAATGAAAAGTCCCTGTTCTTCCTTTTCACAAACGATACAAAAGAATTGATGTCCTTTAGCACTCTTATCTCATCTCCAGTTTTATGGAATATGAAATATCCTGCCTTCACAGCGAGCTCCAGTTCTGTTTGAGTTTCATTTACTTCAAGCTTGAAATCTCCGTTATATTTTGTATTAGTCAAACTTCTGTTGACTGCACAGTAAGCCTCAGCCCCTCCAACCCAGTAAACTGCCGAGTTTTCAGGAAAATCTGAATCCAGTGTCTTCGTTTTTACATTAATCACACCTTCATAATCAGGATCTGTTGCACGGTAAACGACACATACAAATTTTGCTCCTACTCTGTCCCTCATTCTTTTTGTGTACTGCACGTATAAATCCTTGATTGTTTTCTCGTTCGAATTGCATATCAGTACATTTATAAAATATTTATCTATCTTATCTAAAAATGCCTGATGCGACGCACCCGTTACAGTTCCGTTTGTACCTCCTGTCATTGGAGTTCCAGCTGCAACTGCAAGAGTTGCTCCACTTTTAAAATCTACAAAATCATTTGAAACAAGACCTTTTGCATCTGCTACAGTCTGAACATCCACCTTTTCCCCGTCAACAAAAGTAGTAACGTCGAAATGCGATGCGTTATCCACATTTGCCTGTATGGATATCTTGATGTCATTACCTCTTTCTCCTGTGTATTTGGCTGTTCCAAATGTATTTGACGCTTTGGCACCGCCAGTATTAAGCTTGTAAATGTATCCTGTTTGGGCATACTTGTAGAAATCCCTTAATCCTTTCAGTTTATCAGAATCATATGAATGTCCAAAATATTTCATTGAATTTTCAATAAAATCTCCATTCTCAACCTTGAATATTTCTCCGTCAGCTCCCCAGTCAAGTTCCACGCCAAGTGCTGCATATCCCCTATCAGAGAATACAAGTTCAGCCCTTTCTTTGCTTATAAAGTTTATATATGTTCCCGGTAAGACTTTATTCTGTACAAGCCATGTACCTCCACCATATGCCATTATTTAACCTCCTTACCTAAAAAATCTTTTAACTTTTTGTCTACTTCGGATAGTGTATAATCCGTATCATCTTCAAGCAATACATTCAGAATGTCTGCTCTGTTTCTGTATCTGTCAGATCCTACAATCTGACTTTTTATATATTTTTCTTCCTTAGCCACAGCTTTTTCTTCTGAGTTTTCTTCTGATTTTTTATTATCCACCATTTTTTTCCTCCTTCAGTTTTATATTCAGTTCTATCTTTTCCATTTTTGCATTATTTTTACTATCTCCTGCCTTATAAATAAACATCTCATAAGTCACAAAATAATGTAACACATTATCCTCCTCCACGGTATTCTTGTTCAGTCCTCTCATAAGAGTTCCATCTTCAAGCTTTATGTATTCAAGTACATCGTGCATCTTGTCAAGTACATCGAAAATCTCAACCTGACTATTGTTTTTTGGGAAATAAGCAATATCAAACAGATAACTTCTCAAGTATCTGTTCCCGACAATCTGTTTTTCGCTGGGATTTAGCAGGTCGATAAAAAAACAGGGTTCCTCAAAGCCCTGTTTAAGTTCATTTACATGCACATCTATCCCACCAAAGCTTTCTGACAGACTGAAACTTATTGCGTTCACAATTTCATTTAACATTGCTATCCTCCTAACTTCTTGAGCCACTCCGATATTTTTCTTTTTATAGCCGCAGGAGCTTCTTTTCTTAGTTCTTCTTCAGAGATAGTTAGCATAAATTTACCTTTTACCCAAGACTTTTTAAGCCTCTTACCAATTGCTGGGACATATCTTCCTGGAGTCTGTCTGTGGCCATATTCAACATAGCTTGCATATTCAGTAGAATTTGAAACCTCTATCTCATAGTTACCTCCGTTTTTTCTTACGTCAGATACAGTCCAGTTTCTCCTTAAAGTTCCACCTTGTCCGCCATAAGTCTTTGAGATGGTCTTTCCAGCTTTTTTATACGTCACTGTCTTAGTTTTCAAAACTCTAGCCTTTCCATTCTTATTGTATATGGTATCACCTTTTTTTATGCCTTTTTTCTTATTATCTCTCTTGTATGTTGCATTCCCAAAATTAGGAGAACTTACAGGAGTTCTTTTAATTACTTTTCTGAGAAGTCTTGCAGCAAGTTCCTTTATAGTTTCGGTCATGAACCTTTCCTCTTCTACTTTCATTTCCTGCAAAAGTTTCTGAAAATCTTTCAGTCCATCTATCTGAACTTCTATTTTACTGCTTGCCATTACGCTTTCTCCTGTTCCGCATCAAGTATTATTTCCTGATGATTAGTGTAAACTGCTGATATTCCTGAATGTTTGTATTTCCTTGTAACTCCGTTCTGTATGACCTCAACTATACTGCCTGGAGGGACATAAACTTCAGGAGCGATAAACAGTTTTACAACTTGAGATGTCTTGGCCACACTTTCAGTCTGCTCTGTCTGACTGATATTCTTAAAGCTTAGTCGACACGGTATGTTCTTATAAAGTTCCTTAACTTCAGAAACAACTGTACCATACTTATTTTTAGAATTCTTAAACCCAAATATATTACATATCCCAGTCCACATCGACTGGATGGATTCTCTTGCCTGTTTCAACTCATCTACCATACTATCCTCCTATATCTCAAGAGTTCGTCTTCTCCTCTTGTCATAAGATATGTCATATAAACTTCAAATTTATCTCCCGTTGTTTTTGTATCCTCGTAGACTACCTTTGTATCGCCTTCACTTATTTCTTTCGCCATACGGCCAAAATTCAATCCATTCAGCTCAAGTTGGTTAAGTGATTTCTTAAAATACAAAAACTCACCTGCACTCCTGTCAATCCAAATATGCTTTAAGCCTTCAGGAACTTTATTCTGATTGGTCTTATTTTTAATATAAGACCTGACCTTCTCAATGCTCTGTTCCAATAAAAATAAGTCGGTATCTACGACTTCATAGCCTACCGACTTTAATGTTTTTATCACGTCTTCCTTAATGTTTTCCACATAATCCATAAGATTTTTCCTCCTGAAACTATCCTCTTGAAATTATTCTTGCAATAGGGATAGCTTTATGGTCGATGTATTTTTTTGTACCTGTTGCATTGTCATTTACCAGCTCCCAGTTTGCTCCCATCTCAAGTTCAGCATCAGTTGGGGATAATGTCGCCATACTTGATTTAGTGAAAGAAATTCCATATGGTGCATAGCATACTCTTTCTCTTGAATATAATGTGTCCTGTCCACCGTTGACTTTCGGGTCTCTGTGCATTTCATGAGGCACTTTTGCTCCTGCATCAGTAAATTCAAATGCTCCTGCTCCTAATACGTAAGTCGTATATTTAGTATATGCAGGATTACTCCCTGATTTTGCAACTTCTTCAGTTGGCATTGAATCATCTATCAGCACAGTTCTTCCGTTCAGTGTTGCAAGTGTCAGGTCTCTCTGTATTCCGTTTGCGTCTGTATATTTCAGATACTCTAGTAACTGAAGGTTTTCAAGGTTTGTTGCAACCTGTGAATGCATTATTGCAATTGAAAATTTTGCCTTATTCTGACCGACAGCTTTCTGCAGTGCATTGTTCAGAGTTGTAGGGCTGAATACCTGTTTAGCTGTACCCGTCATTGAGAATATCCCTTTAAGTATAGATAATAATATCCCCTGGTTCAGGTCATCCCAGTAGTCCGATACCTGCTTACCTACCTGATCCATGAAATTTACTCCGCCTGTAATGTCATGCGAGAAGTCTCTCTCTATCCATCCGTTGGCTCTTCCTACTACCACTCTTGAATGCGAGAATGTGTCCATTGCTGTAGCATTTATATCTGTCTTTCCGTCATAGTTTACGGCAGTTCCGCCTATTCTTCCAAACAGAGGTACTGTTATGTAATTTCCTCCTGTCTGTTCTTCCATCATTGCTTTATACTGAGGAGCGTTATTAATAGCTCCCGATTTCAGTAGTTCATTCCTTTTAAGTTTTGGAATCGTTTCATAATACTTCCCAAATAATTCAGGATTAAACTGTTTTGAATCAAAAATTGCTGCTGGCATAAATTATTCCTCCTTTAATTTTTTTTATTATTGTCCCAGTCTTGCCATCATCTGAGAATATGTTTCAGGTGCACCTGAGCCAGGATTTGTTTCTCCTGTTGATGCCCCCGGCTCTACACCACTAAAACTTGGTTTGGCAGGTTCCTTGATTTCTTCGAAAAGGAATTTTGAATCTTCTGCCTCTTTTAGTGCTTCTATCTGTTCATTCAGTCCAGATAAATTATCATTTTCAAACTTTATCTTTTCCATGTCCAGTAAAGCCCTTACAGCTTTTGAATTTTTAGCTTTAGCATTTCCGAGTGCGTTATCAACGGCATTATCTAATTTTATTTTAGATATGTTTGCCTCATACTGCTCCTTTGTTGACTTGTTTTCATTCTGAAGCTGTTTAATAGTATTTTTAAGAGCCTCGACATCTCCTGTACTGTTCTTAAGTGTTTCAAGTTGCTTATCTCTTTCAGATATCTGCTTTTTCAGTTCATTCTTATCATCAATAAGCTCTTTAAATCTTGAGTAAGGTACAAACTCTTTCAGCTGTTCTGAATTTGCATTCAGTACTTTTTCTGTCTGTTCTTCAGTCAGTCCTAACGCAATCAAATCTTCCTTTTTCATGTTTCCCTCCATTTTTACGTCTGTCGACGAATTATTTTTAATTTGTTCTTTTACGCCTGCAAATTCTAAAAAGGCGATTGATTTTTTAATTTTTCAGGATATACTTATATTATTCTTTGAAGAAAGTAGGTGAATAAAAATGGGAAAAAACCAACATGTCGTTCCTAAAGATGATAAATGGCAAGTCAAAGGAGAAGGCAATGAAAAAGCAACTAAAACCTTTGACACTCAGAAAGAAGCTACTGGCTATGCTAGGACAATAGCTAAAAATCAAAAATCTGAAGTTGTTATCCATGATAAAAATGGTAAAATCCGAGATAAAGATAGTTATGGGAACGATCCTTGTCCTCCTAAAGACAAAAAGCACTAGTCTTTAAATTTTATTTTTACCACTATTTTAGAATTGGCGGTACTTATATTGTCATCAGTAATTACTGCCAATTCTTCATTGTTTTCTGTATCAAATACCGTTATCTTTTCAATGTCATCTTTTATAATATTGTTTTTGTCGCCCATCATTTCACCTCCTCAAATGCCAGTATCAGTGCCGAGTTTATATACCATTCTTTTCCATCACTGTGATAAATGTTCAGTTTTATCATTTTTCATCCTGTAAACAAAAAAGAGCAGTCGTTAAACCGCTCTTAAATTTATTATTTAATAAACATTCTTAATTGTTCTTCCGTAAGTCCATTTTCAATGTTGTTATCTTTAACATATTTTGCCGCAGCTCTTATGTCGTAATCAAATGGCTGCGGTTGTGGATTAGGATCTATCCCACAAGCTAATTTATATTCTAAATCCATTTTTTTATCTTTTCCCATTGTATTTTTCATATAAAACTTCAGCCTCCTTCTCAAATATAGCCATTCTTTGCGACCCTATCAACTTTGCTCCGAACTCTTTCTTATAGTATTCTATCAATTCAGTTTTTGCGTCGAAATAAATAAATCCTCCGTATCCTTTTTCATAACTTTCTTTTATCGCCTCTACGAGCAGACGTCCTCCTATTCCAGAATACTCCTTTTTGCCCTTAAAAATTTTATTTTTAGGGTTATTCGCAGGCGAGGCTTCAATTAAATCAACGTATATAGCTTTATTGGATTCCTCATTTGTGAAACCTATCAGTCCTATTACTTCCGAAGTGTTTTTGACCTTCAATGCTCTTATAACATCGCTCTTTCTGCTTTGTTCATACCAATCAAAAATCCAGTCTTTGAAATCGCCTTTCTTAACCTTTATCTCCTGAGTTTCTAAATTTATCATTTTTACATCCCTCGGATTATTTTCTTGTATAGTTATTATACCCTCTTTATCAGATTTTTGCAATACTTTTTCTGAATTATTACTCACATATTTTTCTTTCCAGTCTTTATACGTAATGTCCGCTGGAACATACTCAGTTTCTCCTGTTGTCTCATTCCTTGCAGCTCTTTCACCTTGCATGTCATCAAAGTAAGGTGCGGTTGTTGTCCTGCAACGCACGTGAAATGGGTTTGCAGTCACTCCAACTTCATAATCCTTTAAGTCAAATACCTTGCCGTCCATATCCTGACATATGTCCGATGTCCTGCTGTCCAGTGTTGCGACAACTTCATACTTTTCTACCCCTAAATCCTGATAACTTTTGAACCTTGCCTTGCTTGAATAAGCCGCGCTTTCTGTATATACCAGTCTTGATGCATTTGCTTTCGACACTTTCATTTTCTCGGCGATTTTATCTGCCAGTTTCTCTAAGCTATCCCCTCTGATAAATGCCTGCGTCATTTCTGTGTGAAGGGTATTTATAAGCTTGTCTTTATCCTCCCATATCCTGTCGCTAAAGTTTTTCCCGTCAGGAGCCCATGGCTTTTTAATAACTGTATTTACCAGTTTATCGTTAAGGCTGTATATGTTTGTTCCTACCCCTGTACCTTTTGCTATCTGAAAAGCTGTTCTGTTGTACTGGTCTTTATAAAGATTTTTAAGATAGCTTTCAAATCCACTTTCACGGCCATTATAAAGCTTTTCTATTTCCCCTCTTACCTGCAGCTTCATAGCCTCAAGCCTCTCAATGTGTACTCTTGCACTTGCGTTCTCAAGGCGTCTGCTCCAGTCTTTTTTGATCCCGTTCTCTTTTCCGTACTTGATGTATTCATCAAGTGTCCACCTGAATTCTTTAAGTTCTTTATCATTAAGCATCTTCTTAGCTTCCGCAAGTGATACGTCATTGTTTTTAGCTATTCTGTTGTACCACACTTCAATATCCTTGTTCAGCCTCGATATAGCCCTCTCGTATTGCAGCTGCTGTCTCCGGAATTCGTCTCCCGCTATCTTGTTAAGTCGTTCCTCTTCTTCGATAAATCTGTCCTGCCAATAATTATTACTCATATCTTGCCTTTCTTAAATTCTAAGGTATAATTTATAATCGGTATTTCGATGGAAAGTGTAGGTGGTTAAGATGGTAGACTCAATAAGTTTTTTAAAAGATGTTGCAACATCTCCAAATGTTACTTTTGAGGGTCCTTTTTCATTTAAATTTAACAAAAAGGATACCCCATTAGTTGTCGAGGGTGCAGAATTGGCTAAATCCGAAGGATATCTAAAAAGTATAGATACCAGCAGATTAAATGAATGTATTTTAATCATAGATTTAAATCCTTCGGCTTACGACATCATGCGTAGTTAAGCTAAGAGGCTTTAAGCCTCTCCCCCTGGCTGGGGGCTGTTATGATTATGCTCTCCGAATCCTCCGTAGTCTTCCATTTTCTCCTGTTTTTCTTCTTTGATTTTTTTCATTTCCTCTTCCACGTTTACTGACCATGGGTGCTGTCCGATTATAGTTTCCTGTGACAATATTCCAACTGACTTCTGACAGTCTTCAATTGCCTGACTTTCATTCACCAAAATATCTCTGTTGAAAATTATATCCAGTTTTTCGTCTTCAGATATACCTAATCCCGTATTTCTTAAATAATTATTTACAAACCACATAAGATTTTCAAACGATGCCTTAAATTCTACTTCCATTGAATTTGCATCAAGATCTATGTCTGAATACATTGAACGGATATTCAGCTGATTTGGATTAGCTCCGAGCGTTTCACTCTTTGCATCAAACCCTCTTCCATTCTCAATGATAGCCTTCTTAAATATATCAACCAGAACTTTATAATTTTCATTGTTTACTTCGATTTTTAATGAATCGACTCCACCTTCTCCCGTTTCGTCTGAACGTATCGGAATTACACCGTGAACTCTCAGATTGTGCCTGAACTCGCTCCAGTCCGTTCCGTCGTAGTTCTTCACAATCAGAATTGTATTTCTAGGGTCTTCTTCCACCCTGTCCTGCATCACTGATATAAGTTCATTCAGTGCGTCCTGTAAGGATTTCACTCTGACAAGCAGAGGCATTTCTGTCTCATCATATCTGAATGGTATTACGGGCAGTTTTAACCAGTTATATCCCTGCACATCTCCGTTATTATCTTCGAGTCTCAGATATGATTCGGGTTCCCTGTCAACCATAAGTGAATTATCCCAGTTATAATATTCAACTCCTGTTTCCCTGTATACCTCAACCTTTGTTGACGTCTGAAATCCTCCATCCTTGAATTCTTTAACCGTATAAAGCCTTACTACATAGTCAAGCTCTTCATGTTCTTCGTCCTTCCATACGGGTATCACATTACGACCGTCAAATCTTTTAAATTTAAGTTTCCCGTCATTTCCAATGTATACGTATAACCAACCTATGCCATATTTATATGCATCTTTTCCCACCATTCTGAGAAGTTTTAAAAACCTGTCATTGATTATACCCTTCACTAACTCTGCATATTCCTTGTTGTCAGACTGAAATGTGGGAGTTTTTGAAAGCAGGTAATTTGTCTTCTGATCAACAAGTTTTGAGTACTGGTTATCAATAAGTTTGGCAACCTTGACATTCTTAAGCGGTTCCAGTTCTCCGTTTTCATTTATCATATCCCTGTGCCTGTTCAATACATCATGCTGGCCAATGTAATATTTATGGCTATCTTCCATCTGTTTCTTTTTTCTTGACATAAGGAAGTCGTTTATTAATCTTTCAAGTTCATTTCCCATCTTTTTATTTCTCCTAAACAGTTTTTTTATAAAATTAAACATTTCCAATCTCCTTAGAGTGTGTATTTACCTTTCACATTTGTTCTTTCTGCCACTCCTGTGGTTGCATCAGGGGCATCATCGTACTTATTTTTTCCTTCCTTTTGATATTTATTCATTGCAGAGTAATATTCGGGCCATCTGTCCCTCCAATTTTTAGGGAAATATATGTGGTCCATTACCCAGGTGCTGTTTGATATAATTCTTGCCGTCTTATTTTTCGACTGATGGAACCATGTAACCCTGCAGGAGTTCGTGTGGTGCTCAAATTTTAAAATTCTTTCAACGTTACGGGCAAAACCCCGTCCACCATTATTACTCTCAATCACGGCCAAATTTACTTCGTTTTCAAAATGTCTTCTAGCTGTCTCCTTTTCAGTGATTTCCATCCCTTCCTTCGTATAATAGACGTCTAGTACATACGCCTCTCTGTTATATTCTCCGTATATGATGCTGCACAAATAATCACTCCCTTGATCCGCTGTATCTGTGTAACTGCATATCCTGTCAAATTCAAAATCTATTCTGTCATAAGTCTTGAATGATGTGTATAGACGCCCTTTAAGGTCTATCGGTTCCTGCTGATAATTGGCACTTGCTATATCCTCACCCATCGTTTTTTTCTTTCTCAGATACTCTTCATAAGTAAGAACCTTATCACACAACATTGTCCCGTCATTCTAAAGGGCCTTCATTTTTACCTGTTTTATCCTGTACCCTGTTCTTAACATCTCATCATAAGCTTTTCCAGCTAAATCATTTGAGTGCCATCTTGTCATTATGATTATTATTTTCCCATTTGTTTCAAGTCTTGAAAGCATCGTATTCGTAAACCATTCCCAGTGTTTTTCCAGTACATTTTCATTATTTGCTTCCTCGGCGTTCTTAATCAGGTCGTCAATTATGATTATATCCGCCCCAAAACCTGTCGCAGTTCCGGTCGGCGAGGTTGCCAGATAGTTACTGTACTGACCTTCCAAGCTCCACAGGTTCATTGCCCCATCACCTTTTTTAATTTTGATATCCGGGAATATATCATTGTAAACAATCCTATCAGGATCGGCCTTTATTTCAGAAATTGTATTTCTCACGGCTTTCGAAAACACAGTTGACAATGTCTCATTGTATGAGCCTGTCATTATTTTCTTTGAAGAGTTTCTTCCAAGCAACCACTCGACAAACATTGTGGCCGTCCTTGATTTCCCGTGTCTCGGTGGCAGATTGATAATCAGCACGTCGTCCTCGGATTCGACAAATTCCTGCATGTCCTGACACAGTTCTAGCAAATAAATTCTATCGCTTTCATAAAAATCAGGTGACATCAGATGGCAATAAAAAAAGAACTCACGCCTTGCAAGTTCCAGTTCTGCCTGTCTTATAAGCTCCCTATTTCTCATTTTTAATTATTTCCTTCAGTTCTTCAGTTGTCAGACCTGCAAAAGGGTTACCCATCTTGACTTCACCCGAAAGCTGCAGCTTGTCGTTAAACATTCCGAGATGTCTTCCCAATAATTCCAGTGCCCTCTCTTTACTGCAGAAACTTACTTCAATTCCAAGTTTGGTTCCCTTCACTCCTGAAATACATGCTCTCTGATCTTCTGTTAACTCTGAAAAATCTTTTATAACAACCTTTGAATATTCCCCTATGTTAGTTTTGAACTTCTTGACACTGACAATCGAAGTTATATCCGTAAATGCCAGTCTTGCTATTTCCTTAAGCACTTTATCCTGTGTTATTTCCGTTCTTTTCGCTCTTTCGTCCATTCTTTTTTGTATTTCTTCAGCAACCTTGGTATTTCTTAGCAATTTACTCCCGTTAGTTGCTGCTGTTTCTTCACTTTTTATATTTTTGTATGCCGTCTTGTATGCCCTTGTGGCATTAAGATCTTTCAGATATTCATTTACGAAAACCTTCTGCTTATTTGTCAACGTCTTCACCTCATTTCTTGTAAATAAAAAAAGACAGCTCTTATACTGCCTTTGATAGTCAGGTGTATAGTTTGCAAAACTCCCCTCGACAAAGTTATCTCAAATTCTAAAACCTCATTCTATCATATTATAACATATTAAAAATTATGTACAATATCAAAAAAGTATCATTTTTCATTTTTTTCTGTTTTATGCTCCTTCTCTTTCCTTATCCATATTTGCTTTTATCCCTAGACTTTCAAGCAGATTATGTATGAATAATCTTCCTTTCTGTGTCCATTTTGTATTTGGAACTACCTTGTCCGTTCCATCTTTCCTCTTTAATGTTATTGTCTCACTTTTTGTATACCCTTTGTTCATATGTTCTATATACAATATCCACTGTCCTCCAACTTTTCTTATTATTCTTTGTTCGTTTAACATTTTATTTAATTCATATGCACTTAATCCATAATCAGCTGCAATTTGTGTTGTTGCCATCGTATCTTCACTTGATAATATTGTATCAACATATTCTTTAATAGGCTTATATTCTGCTATTATTTGTTTTTGTACCTGATTTTCTTCTAATAATAACTCATTCTCTTTTTTAACTTTACCAAACTCAATAAATGCTTCTCCCAGTTTTGCAGGATTACTTATTATTTCTTCCCATAAGTTGTTAGTTATATACATTCCTGTCTTTCTTATTGAAGGTAACACTTCATCAAATACCCAGCTTTCAAAAACTTCGGCTTGAGGTAAATTTGATTTTGTAATTAATCTATATAAGTTTCCTTCATCAATAAATTTTTTCTCTTGTTTTCCACCTTTTGTAAGGACTGAACGATTCGTGCACCCCTTTTCTTTACAGTGGTCTCTTACTGCTTTTTGTGGATTTGAATATCCTAATATTTTTGCAACTTCAGTTGCTGGAAAATATTCTTTTCCGTTTTCAATTAATACTTCAATTTCTCCAAATTTTTCACTTTTAAATATTTGTAATTCATTCATTCTTTTATCCTCCTATTATACTATGCTCCCAACTCTTCTAAGGCTTCTTTTACATCAGAATTGTATACAAGTTCCGTCATTTTTGTACCTGCTTTAAAATATTCTGCTTTCAATTTTTCAATATAGCTGTCCAGAACTTTTTCAAATTCTATTAAGTTCTTCCCTATCTTTTTCAGTTCATCTTCCACTTTCAAAAATTCTTTTGAAAATGCTTTCTCTTCCTCTTTTAACTCCTCATTGTAATCATTGAAAAATACCTTTGTAATTTCAAAGCCTAGTTCTTCCTTAAATGTCATGTTTTTTCCTCCTGAAAATATTGATTTTTTGGAGTTTATACAGTATAATAAGGTTGGTTGGCACTTATTATAGTGTATGCTCCTTTTATCGTAAGATTAAGGGAGCTTTTTTTATTTCTTTTTAATTACGATTGAATTGTTTTCTTCATCCAAAACAATTTCAACGGCTCGATTTTCAGGTGTAATTCCTATTTTTTCTACCCATTTTTTTGGTAAAGTAATTCTATTAGAAATTCCACCATTTCCAGCTTTGTAAAAAGAAATATTCACATCTCTTTTTTCCATTTTCTGCTCCTTATCTTACGTGTCTAACTTATTATATATTATTAGACACGTAATGTCAACATATTTTTAAAATTTTTATTATACTCTATAAACTCCTCAATATTTTCAGGTCTTTAAAATCAATTCAAAATATTTTTTATTACATCATCCGAAAAAATAACCAGTTGTAATTGCCTAATCATATAGTTTTTATATCTCTTTGCAGTTATAACACTTATATTTAACTTTTCTGCTATATGCTCAAACGTCAGCTCTTCAAAATATTTCATTTCTATTATGTCATAATGCTTATTGTTTTTGATTGTATCCAAAGCTCTTTCAACCATATTAACCACATTTTCTATTCTTGCAATTTCTTCCTGTAATTTCTCGATTCTATTTTCCACCTTTTCCAGTTCAGATAGATATACTTTACTGGACTGGACATTCATTCCTGATTCTCTTTTCTGAATTGATATGCCCTCTTTTCTTAAATCCTCTATGAGCATATTTTTAGAATCAATGGCTCCTTTCAGTAGTGATAATTCTGATAGTAACTTCTCCGTCTTCTGAAATGGTGTCAACTGTTTCTCTGCCTTTATCTCTTTATCATTCCTCATCTTTTCCAATATCTTATCCGCTATTCTGTCTATGTCTTTTTCGTTCATTCTACTTCCTTTCCTTTTATACAATCAAAAAAGACCAGTTTTATTTGGTCTTTGATTTCAATTTTTTATTTATTTTTTCTACTAATATTCTTATATTTCTATCTTCTTTTACTAAATTTATAAATTTATTCAAATCATCTTTTTTCACTTCATAAAAGAAATTTCCAATAGCAACTTTGTACTTATCTTTATAACTATCTTTAGTATAATTATTCAAAATTTCTTTCATTTCTTCATTATAATAATCTTCCAAATACCTGATTTCTTTATCTTCATTATTTATATCGTGTTTTATCCATTTTTTTGATTCATATACACCAAATTTTTTTTCATATTCATCAAAAGCTTTTTTACCTGCTTCATCATTATCTAAAATTAAAGTATAACCATTTGACAAACCTATTGCTAGAGATAAAAGATTTTCCAATTCTTTAACTCCTGATCCAGGAATAATAACAATATTTTTATCTAATATTTTTGCTTTTTCTATTAAAATTTTCAAAAAATAAAAATCACTAATCCCTTCTGTTATAATTACGTTTCTATCGTAAAAATCTAAAGGAAAATTAGATAATTTCAATGAATTTAATATAGGAGTATAACTTCCATTATCTTTTTTATCCTTAGAAAAAGAAAAATTCTCCATCCTTATTTCATCATCTTTCTTTATTATTTCAATATCTTTTGGATTAATAACCGATATGTCTATTAAATTTTCTAAATGAGTGCAATATAATATAGTATTATTTTTTGATAAATCTTTTAACTTTTTTAAAAGCTCTTTTTGTCCACTCGAATGTAAAAATGAACCTGGCTCATCTAACAGAAACAAAGCTCCTTCTTCTTCATTTCTATAATTAGGATTATATTTCAATTTTATCACAAAATTTAAAAACCATTGAAATCCTTTAGATCTATCCGAGACATCAAAAATTCTTTCCTTTCCTGTAGTTGTGTCACAGATTATAAACCTAAATAGTCCATTTTGATATTCTAGTTTGATTTTTGATTTTTCTACCTCATCTTTTTTTATGAAATTCTGCAAAATATTATTCCAAGTTTCCATAACATCCCGATTAATTTTTTGACTTACATCATTCAATATATTTTTCTTTGTATCTTCCTCTGAGGTTTTAAATAAATCCATTGTATATTTTTTTAATGTAGATTTAAAAGCTTCTTCTATATATAAAAACCAGTTGTCATTTTCCCGTATTTCTTTAGGTATCCTATCATTAAAATCATCTATATATATACTATATTGGATATAACTAATCATTTTATCTAATAATTTTTCTATTATATCAGTTATATCTTCATTATTTTCATTTAGGATTTTATTATCAATATCATATTTTAGATAGTCTGATTTTATTTTATATTTTTTTGTAAACAGATTTCTTTCGATTATAATTATGTTTTCTTTACATACTTCATTTAATAGTTGTATAAATCTTTCATTAAGGTTTTTCTTTTCTTCATCTGAATAATTATAATAAAATTCTTCTATAAATTTTTTTACTATCTCCTCTTTTATCTCTTTTCTTATTTCCAACTTAGCTGTAATTAACGGTTCATTAGCAATAACCTCATATTTATTTGACACATATTCTTTAGATATATGTTTTGAATTGTTGATATTATCATTAGAACTATTAAAAGCAAATATTGCTTCTAAAATAGAGCTTTTACCTGTTTCATTCAATCCTATAAAAGGAATTAAAGTTCTTTCTTTAAAATCTATTTCTAATTTTTTTATTGCTTTATAATTCTCTATTTTAATAGATTTATACTTCATTTTTTTCTCCTTCATAAATTTTCCTCCATTATAGCATATTTTTTCATTTTCTGATATAATCTTTCTATCTCAAACACTATTATTCAACTGCCATTGTCCATTTGAAATTTTACAAAATCTCTATTCTCACTCCTGGATTTTCCTTATCAACTTCATACCCTAGGAATACAGGAATAACATTATTAACATCGTCATCATCTATCCATCCATAATCTTGCATTAAATCCAGTGGAAGTTGTGCTGCATTAATGTAATCAAATTTTCTTTTACTGTCTCTGATAAAATAAAATCCGACTTTATAAGGTTTTTCTTTCCCTTTTATCATTTCCTTGAATTTTCCTGTATTCTCCCACCATTCATCACAATGATTTTTCATATAGTTCCTCACTGTTTCTGAATTTATGAGCATTTTTTTCCCTGTTTTAAATGTCACAAATTGTTTGCTATTTTTGCTGGAAGGTACATTGCCACTTATAAAAATCATTCTATGCCTCTCTTTCTGAATTTATTTAAAATTTTCTTCCTTTTTCATTTTCTCAAATTTCTTTTCTGAAACTAATTTATTTCCAGAATGAATATTTTTTATTGACCCTTTATGTCTTTTTACAAATGCCCATATTTTGTTATAGTCATCTGACTTTATCTGATGCACTCCATCGTTCAAGTCGACAATTTCCATGAAATAGATTTTTATTCTCATTTATCTACCTTACATAATTCTTTTCAACAATTTTTTGAAATTCCAGGTTATATCTCATATGAACTGTTCCTGTTTTTCCATTCCTATTTTTTCTGATAATAAATTCCATATCAGTTTCATTGTCTTTTTTATCATTGTAATAATCTTCTCTATGAAGAAAAGCTACAATATTACTAGCCTGTTCTATTCCTCCTGAGTCTCTCAAATCAGATAGTATAGGTCTTTTGTCACTTCTTCCTTCAACAACTCTGTTTAATTGAGCTAAAATCATAATGCAAGTGTCCAGTTCTTTTGCTAAAGACTTTAATCTATTTGCCATGTACTCGACTTCATTGTTCCTGTTGCCTAAATTTTTAGTACTTCTGAGAAGTGTCAAATAATCAATTATTATGAGGTCAAATTTCATGATTTCATGTTTTCTTTTTATCTGTCCTATTACTTTTTCAAAACTTGCATCTTGACAATCCAATATTTGCATTTTATTTTCTCTCAAATCATTTATAGAATAACTTAATAATTTAGCTTCCTCATCATTGAAAGTTTTTCTGTCTATTTTGTAATAATTTACTCTCGACTCTATTCCCCATATCCTATTTCTTATCTGTTTTTTACCCATTTCAAGATTGACATACAGGATATTCCTATTTTTCCCAACTCTATAAGCCAAATTTAAAGCAAAAGCTGTTTTTCCAACTCCTGGTCTTGCCCCTACTGTTACAAGACTTTCTTTCTCTAAAGTAAAATATTCATTTATTTGAGAATAAGGGAAAGGAATTATTTGTTCTTCCTCTTCAGAAAAAACTTCATCTATTAAATTTTTAAGCGAAAAGAATTCATTCTTTGCATCGCCAATATTATCTAAATCATTTATCATTTTTAATATTTCCGATATTTTATTTTCAAATTTAT